TATTGTGCTTGAGCGCTTGTAACTGGCTTGGACTCTTCACTCCTAATGCAGGAAGAGGAATTTTTAGAGTCAAAATAAATAAAAAGAAGGGTTTCTTTAATTTTAAACCATATACACCCCCTCCCAGACCTGAATTTGATACTATTCAATGTAAGAAATCAGACAGGTTAAAATGGGAATTATATGACATAAAGAAAACTGAGCAAGACAATAACAAGAGAGAGATGGTCTATGTTAGCTGGATTAGACCATTGTTCAGGATCCAAAGTTTACTAGAGGGGTTAGAAAGGATTGGCCATGCTATTTCTTTGCAATTTGGAATAAGAATAATTCCAGCAGTGTTAGCTTTAGAAGCTGAGTATGGCTATGAACAAAATCCTTTAGATTGGTTGTTGTTCACTCTATGTTCAATTCTACTAACCATGATCTATTTGATCAAGAAAATGAGTTATGGATCTTTACCTCGTTATTCAGTAGTTATAAAAGCTGGAGGAAGAAAATATTATAGATCATGTGTTCAACCTGAGTATTGGGAGACAAACAACTTTAAAACAGATAGCAAGAGACACAAATTAGAGATCAAACCTGGATACCAATTTTTAGCCCAATTATTCTCTAACAACGATAAAGAGCAATTCAAAACTCTTTTAAGCAATTGTGATTGTCAACAAGAAGAAGAAGCTGGACAGATAGTCGCACCTATTCCAGCATTCTCTACACCTTTAAAAATAATCAATTATCACAATTGTGTTTTAACCAATGGAACAGCCTTGAAAAGAGCAGCTGCAACAGTCCCTACACCAGATTCCAAAGTATTGAAAGAATTCGCTGACTTCATGAAAGAAGAAATATACCCAGAATTCGATAAAATGGCTGAGCAATTTGTCTACAGCTTTAACATCTGGTGGAATCATATTGGAGTTCAACAAAGAAATGAAGTTAATCAAGTGTTGAATGCTCCAAGAAATTGGTTAAATAAAGCCCAAGTGAAAAAAGAAATCTTGACTTACAATAATTTTGTAAAGTCAGAAGATCAAACTATGGGCCCAAAGGAGTCAAAAACAAGAAACATTTGCAATGTGAGTCCTTTGAGAAAAGCTTTAGCTGGACCAGTCATTTTTATGTTAGAAAAAATGATCAAAGTAAATCCTTTCTTTGAAGGTTACGTTAGTGGTTTAAGCTATGAGCTGAAAGGGTG